TAATGATACTTGACAAATGGCAACAGGACATCTTAGATTGTAAGAGCAAACACATCTTATTATGCAAAGGCAGACAGATTGGCGGAACAACAATCATGGCAAGAAAGTGTGCAGATCGCATGCTCAACCAGAAAGGCTGCAGGATTATTGTAGTTTCTCTAACAGAAGATCAAGCTCAATTAGTAATCATCATGATCCTAACTTATTTAGAAAAAGAACACAAATCATGGATTCAGAAACCATATTCAAAAAATATAACAAAAAACAAAATAGTGCTAAAAAATGGCTCCCAAGTCCTCAGCCGACCGGTAGGAAACACTGGAGATGCCGTTAGGGGCTTCACAGGCGATGTTTTATACATTAATGAGGCTTCAAGGATGCCTGAAAGCGTATTCGTAGCTTCTAAGCCTGTTCTATTAACAACAGGGGGCGATATATGGATGGATTCAACCCCTTTCGGCAAACAGGGCTATTTCTACGAATCTTGGTTAAATAAGCACAATAGATTTAAAGTTTTCTACATGTCAAGCGAAGATGTTATCAAAGACAGACCTATATCTGAAAGTTGGACTAAACAACAGAGAGAAGAAGCTATAAAGATGTTAGAAGAAGAAAAGAAAGACATGGGCGAGCTTGCTTATGCTCAGGAATATCTTGGAATGTTCATGGATGATCTAAGAAGATTATGCACTCCCGAGTGGATTAGCAAAGTCTGCATCTTGGAAAGAGGAGAAAGAAATTATAAAGCTTTGCATTTCTTGGGATTGGATATTGCAAGAATGGGAAAGGATAAAGGATCTTATGAAATCATTGATAAAATAAACCCTGAAAATTTAAGACATGTAGAAAGCATCACAACAGAGAAACAATACACAACTCAGACAACAGACAGGATCATAAGATTGAATGATGTTTGGAATTTTAAAAAAATTGGAATTGATGCAGGTTCGGGATCCTTAGGGGTTGGGATCATGGATTTCTTAATGAGAGTTCCGAAAATCTGCAAGAAAGTAACAGCTTTGAATAATAGAAGAATTGTTTTAGATAAATATAACGAAACTTCAAGAGGATTGCTAAAAGAGGATATGTATGATTGCATGATCACGCTGGGAGAAAGAGGATTCTTAAAACTTCTCAATTCTCCCGAAGTTATAGCGTCATTGGAATCTGTGCAGATTGAATTTGTTGAGAAGGAAGGAAGGAAAACTATGATTAAGATCTGGGGCAGAGACACGCATATAGCCGAAGGAATCATCAGAGCAGTCTGGTTAGCAAATCAGAAAACTCTAAATACCCAAATTGATTGGATGTAATGATGGATATTAATGATATAACCTTAGAAAAGTTCCAAGAGAAAGTCACGCATAGCTCAGACCCAAACCCGGAAGATAAGTTAGTTATTTCTAACGGGATGTTTGTCCAATGTATAATTCATCTTAAATTGATTGATGGTATTGAAAAATTGAGGCAATCTATACATGGCTGATGTCGGAATTTATACAAAGAATGCAGATATTGTAGTAAGAGCTGGAGTTAATGCAAATGCAACAGCAATAACACTCGCTGAAACAGATAAATATGTTCTGGATGTTGAAGCTTACATTAATACTGTAACCAATTTTAATTGGAGTGATTGGTATGTGGGAACTCCAAATGCTGATTTTTCTGGAATCTTAAAAGAAGCTGGGGGCTGCCTTTGTGCAATCTATGTCATCAATTATGATATAGATGCAATCGGAAGAAGCACAGCAACGTTAATGATTAATATGTTGTATGATAGAGCAACAAAAGCAATCGCACAATTAACAGAAGCAGATAAAAGAGGGTTAGTTCAAAATGGCTAATTTACCACAAGCATTTCCGCAAGTCCCGCCGAGTGCAATAGCAAGTTATGATTACTTTGATATTGCAGAAGGAACAGGGATGAAGCAATTTTATTTATGCACAAGTGAAATAACAGGCCCTGCAGTAGATTATCATTTAGTAGGAAATGTTATTTATTCAGCTGAATTATATCTCCAATTTGCAACTGCCTCAGATATAGACTTTGACCTATCAGCTTTTAATTTTCCAAAAACAATAAGCGGAACTGGAATATTGCAGATAGCATTTAGAAACGCAGGAGCCAGTGGAACTTGCTATATAATCTGCAGATTGAAAAAGAATGACACAGTTATTGTAAGCATTCAATCTCCAACAGAAGCTTCTGCAGCTCAGGGAGTTTGGAATATGCCAATAACAATTCCCCAGACACATTTTAAAAAGGGAGATGTTTTAAGATTAACAATAGAAGGCTATCAGGGTGGGGCAGGAATAGCATCTATTGGATTAGACCCTATGAATAGAGAAGCAACAGGAGTTATGGTAATCACTCAATCATCAATCTTTATTCCTTTTAGGTCGGACATATAACATGGGAAAATATGACATAACAACAACAGAGACACTCGTGCATACAGCAGCAGATTATAGTGAGCCTTCTAAAACAACTGACAATATAGATTCTCAAGATGAAAACAAATGGAGAAATAAAGATTTTCATAAATATTACGGATTTTATGATGAGATAGGAGAATACAAAGCTGCGATTAATTCTTTTGCGACTTGGGTTGTAGGGCAGGGATATACAACTGAAAGTGCAAGAGACAAAGTTATTTTAGATCACATTACAGGATGGGGAGAGGACACATTCTTATCTATTTTGTGGGGCATGATTGTAGTTAAGAAGTTTGGCGGAGATTCATATTCTCTAATTCTGAAGGATGACAAAACAGGAACTTTAATTAATCTTAAACCTTTAGATTCTGGGAAGATGTCCCATGTAACAAACAAACAAGGGAGATTAATAAGATATGATTATTTGATGGGAGACGGGAAAGAAAAGGAATATAAACCAAATAGAATATTACATTTTTGCAACGATAGGATCCTTGATGAGCCGCATGGAACAGCGACAACAAAAGCGGTGGAGTGGGTTATCTCAGCTCTTGAAGAAGCAAGAAGGGATTACAGAAGGGTTGCACATAGAAGCACAGTTAGAATTTTATATGTTGAGGAAGAAGATACAGGAAGGAGAGCAAATCTAAAGAAAGATTATGCAGAAGCAATAAGAAACGGGGATGTCCTTATTTTGCCGGGTAATGCAAAAGATTATCAATTTCAAGATTTAAATGTGCCGCCAGTTACAGCTTTCCTTGCATGGATTGGATATTTAGAAAATCATTTTTACCAAGCGTTAGGAGTTCCAAAAGTTGTTCTTGGTGGAACTGCAGAGAATACAGAAGCATCTGCTAAGGTCGGAGTTTTAGTTTATGAGCCAGTCTGGATGAGAGAGATCTCGGAAGTTGAAGCTGACATCTGGAATCAGTTGGGAATGAAAATTAAAATTAATAAACAACCAAGCATGATGGATAATGTTCAACAACAAGAATCTAAAAACAATGCTCAAACAGGTTTTCAACCAAATGATACTAAAGTAAATATTGAGGGAGAAAGATAATGGCAATTAAAGATTTATTTAAAAAGAAAAAGAAAGAAGAAGAAAGAGGAACAAGAGAATGGACTCCCCCAATTCCAGATCTTCCGCCTGTGGATGTTCCCAAATTAGAAGAAAAACCAGAAGTAACAAGGGGAGATGGAGCGATATTTACAAGTTCTGCTACAGGCAAACCATCTGGTATAGAGATGCCAAGCGGAGAAACATATTTAGGATTAAAGCCCGAAGAAGTTGCATTCATACAAGAAAGAGCAGGGCTTCAAAATTTACCAATAATCTCAGAAGAAGCAAGAAAATTAAAAAAGGTTACACCGCTTGCTGAACAAGTTGGGGCAATTCCCCCAGCTGGGGAAGTTACTCCAGATGTATTATCTTATGAACAAGCTGCAAAATCTGCATTAGGATTAACTGCTGCAGGAGTTGTGGGTGGTGCTGCAACTGGTGCAGCTGCTGGACTTCTTGGGGGACCCGCTGCTCCTGTAACCGTTCCTGTTGCCAGTGCGATTGGTGCTATAATTGGGGGACTTTCAACTTTTATCGGGGGATTCAGAGGAAATTTAAAAACACAAAGAAAAGATATGTTGTCGGGGGAATCTGCAAATGTTAGAAAGCAAGAACAAAATATGCTTAAACTTATAATGGATGTTAATAGAGGTGGGGACCCTGTAAGAAATTTAGGTTTCTTTAATGATCAATTAGCACTTATAAATGAAAACCATGAGAGATTAAAATTAGAAACAAGTGATGATCTAAGCAGATGGTTAGGGGAAGATGGTCATACTCAATTAGAAAGGTATGAGGTATTTTATAGTTCTGGGGGAATGAGAGATATTCTTACAGCTCAGATGCAAGACGCTATATTAAACCCAGACCCTAACAAAGTCTTGATAAGTCTTGAAACTATTGAGGATTAATAATGAAAAAAAATAAATGGATAGTGATTGCAGCAATAGCGTGTTTAACAATTATAGAAGTCTGTGCAATGCTTAACGGCATCAACGGAACTTTTAGAATGATGATAACTGCTATAATTGCTGGCTTGGCTGGCTGGGTAGCATTGCCACAACCTATTAGTCTCAAAGATTGAA